ACATGGTGCTTGAAGCACTTTTCAAAAATCCTAGCTTCAGGTTTAACGCTCGCAGAAACACTGGTCAAACTTCTCATAAGAAGAGCTATTATAAGGGAGGAAGATAATGAGCAAGGGTTTTAAGACCGAAGGTCTTGGTGTCGAAGGCGGACGGTGTTGGTCGAGGGAGGCTGCGCACTCCGCGAAGCGGATGGGTGCAGAGCTGACCGAGGCCCCTAGCTTTTCTCTTTCCAAGGGGTTGTTCGCCACAGCCGCGACGACCGGCACGGTCGGTGGCTGGGCGCATAGCCCGACGGTCTTGGAGGTCGCCGGTTCAAAGCTTAACTTTAAAAAGGTTCTCAACCAATGAACGAGATTGAAAAGATAATCATAGATAAGGTAATCAACAACGAGTGGACAGGAAGTGAGTCACTGGCTGAGTTTAACGAGACTGAGTTTCTTAGCTACTTACGCTTGATTGATAACATCAGGGATGAAAAAGAATACGACTGGATGAGTAACATTCGGATTCCTGAGTTTGCCAGTCAAATGTTAACCCAATGCAGTATTGATGTGGATCAGTATTTTAAGTCCAGAGATTTCGTTGAGGTTTATCAACAGGACGAAAGCAACGAGGCTATTGCGGCTAGTGGGTCAGTGAAAGAACTTCTTAACAGAACCCTTAACCAAACTGAACTTCATTATTACCTGAAGTATGTGAGAGCAAAACTCATTAATCACCTGACTGGCAGAGTTTATGCTGAGTGTTGGTGGGATCAGGACATTAAAGAACGTGAGATTGGTCAAGCAGAGAGTGAAGAAACAGGGAAACTTGAGAGCTTAAAGGCTGAAGTTATTCTAAAAGATCATTTTAACTTTGATGTTATTGACCCTAGGCATATCAGAGTGAGTCCTGAGTACGCTTATTCGGCCAGAGAGAAAGAATGGATTCTGGTTAAGAAGCTAAAAAGTTTCGCTTGGCTTGAAAAAAACGCAGAAAAGTACAACTTCATTAATCTTGACAAGATTAAGGGCAAAGCAACCAGTCATGTTCAGGAGCAGCTTAATAAAAAGAACGAAGATTTGCAGGGAGAGCAGGTTTATAACCCGAACATCGACATGTACGAGCTTATTACTCGTTATGGTTTGTTCTGGGCAGTGGTTGATGAGGTTGATCCAGAGACTTTAGCCCCAACTAAGGTCAGTTATGGGTTTGATGAAGACGGAAGCGTTAAAGAAAACGCTGAACTTGTAGAATGTCAGATTATTTTTGCCAAAAACTCAGGAACTGCTGAGCTTATTTGCTTTAAAGTCAGTCCTTTTGTAGATGTTTTCGGACAGCCTTACAAGCCTATCATTCGTGGGCTTTGTTATGTGCATCCTACTGATGATGAAGGTATGGGTGACGGTAAGTATGGCCGGGATTTGCAAACTGGAATCGACGATACGTTTAATCTTGCTAATGATCGCACCATGCTTGCTACAATGCCGGTGTTTAAAGGCCGCAAGTACAGCATGATTGATAATGATACTGTTTATTTTGAGCCTGAGCATGTTATTGAAGTTGAAAACATGGATGATTTGCAGGAAATCAAGATTGACGATAACATTCAAGGTGCGCTTCAACAGCTTGGGTTCTTGATTGGTAAAACTAATCAAGCAATGAGCATTTACCCCACGACTATGGGGAACATGCCTTCAGCAGCTTCCACCACAGCCACGGCTGTTGCGGGTGCAGCAACGCAAACCAACATTAGAACAGGTTTCAAAAGTGTTACGTTTGAAAACACATTTTTGAATGAGCTTTACTGGATGATTGTGCAGCTTACTGCTCAATTTGCTCAGGAACTAACTGCTAAAAAGCTCATGGGTGAGAAGCTTCTAGCTTTCGATCCAATGAAAGACTACTGGTATAAACCTGTTAGTCAGGCTATTGACTCTGAGCAGAGCAAAAACAACAAAATCAAGAACTGGATTACAATTCTGGGCTACGTCAGCCAAATCCAGCATCCTGATGCTATGAAACAAATTAATCATATTCTTACTCAGGTCTATACTTTTATGGGTGATGAGTATGTTAACTTTGGTAAGCAGCTTTATGATGAAAGTGTTCCGGCTCAAGGTGGTGCAGGGCAGCAAGCTCAGTCAAGCGAGCCCGTTAGCAACCAAAACGCTGTTCCGCAAAGTCAAGCAGAGCAACTAACAAGGAGTAATGCTGGTGGGTACTAACACTAGTTTTGATGCTTTTCGTCAATCAGAAGGCCGTCATGCTGAGAAGGTCTTGCTTAGTATGAGTAAGAAAGCTTGCTTCGTTGAAGCACTTTCAACCTCACTAGGTCAAGAACTTCTCCGTGATCTTATTCATCTTTATGAGGAGAATGTAGAAAAAGTAGTTGTTGGTAAAGCAACTGAACGTAACAACGAGACTATTGTGGTCTGTCGTTATTTAATTGGTTTATGGACTGATAGGATCAATTCATATAACCAGAACGTAGTTAAACTAAAGCAAGGAGTTTAAGGAATGCCGAAACCTACCGATGATGAGTTGAATGCTGCTGCAAGTTTGGAAGACTTTGGGTTTGAGCTTGAAGGGGATGAGCTTGGTGGCGGTCAGGAAGACGCTGAGCAGGACGTTAATGATTCTGCTGAGGGTGGTGAGCAGGAGCTTGGAGAGGCGGCTGACGAGGCTGCAAAGGCTGCTGCTGATGCTGCAAAGGAAGTCAAAGACCTGAAGAAAGACCTCAAAGACGAAGATGATCCTGCTGAAAAATCTCGTCTTGGTCGTAAGATCAAAACCATTGAGCAGAAGTTTGACTCTTTAAGCGACAAGCTTGAGCAACTCATACTGCTTCAGACTCTTAATGCCGAAAATGCAGAACGAAAACCTGAGCCTGAACAGGAAGACGAAGACGCTGAAGCTCTGATTACTAAGGCTGATTTGCAGAAACTTATTCCTGAGTATATTCGGAAACAGAAAGAAGCAGAGACTGGCGAGACTGAAAAGTATCGTAAAGGCTATATTAAAGAAGTAACTCATAAGCTTGGGGTTGATCTTTCTGATGATGAGCATAGCGCGGTGGTTAAGATTATGCTCTCAAAATACAATGCCAAAGAAACTGGTGATCCTAAGATTGATGCTCAGCTTAACTTTTTGAAGGCTGAACGTGATTGGGTTGCTCTTGGTGGTAAGGCTACTGTTAAGTCTAAGCTTCGGCAGCAGAAGGCTCCCGGTCATGACGATGAATCTGGTGCAGACAAAGGCAAAGCTGGTGTTGGTGAAGACTTGCTGAAGAAACTTGACCCAGCAGCTGCTGACTATGCTAAAAAAATGGGCTTTACTAATGACCAAATTAAAAAAGCTTTTAATATGAAGTAAGGTTTTTAAGGAGGTTTTCAAATGCGTAGAAACAAGGACCACCGTTCAAGAAGGTTGCGTCCTGCTAAAAGAGCAAGAGCAATATATGGTGAACGAGAAGATCAAGGTAAATATTTTCGTTGTCAACATTGTGGCTTTATTTGTAACTTAGATCGTGATGAGCTTGGAGGCTCTTCGGATAGAAGTGGTTTAGTTTATGAGAATTACTCGGTTGACTTTTCAAATAGCCCTCTAACAAAGCTTGCTACGTTGGAAAGTGACATAGAGCATTTTCAGACCACTGAGGATATTTTTGGTACAAGGCAGTATATTAGAGCTAAGGTTGTTAGCGGCTGCCCGTTTTGTGGTTCCCGTAATTGGCGGGGAGATTTTTAAACATTAAAATGATGAGGTTCAAAAATGATTAGTGTAGTTGGTGGAGGTTTACAGAAAATTTGGTGTCCGATCAAGCCTGGTGCTACTATTTACGTAGGTAGTTTGGTTTGCTTGGATCAGTCGGCTTTGGATGAAGGTTTGATCGTTCGTCCGATTGCAGCAGGGGTTTCTAATACTACTAACAAAGATCGTCCTTTTGGTGTCTGTGTTGGTACTAACAACAAGAATCCTGTTTTCAGTAACACTTACAAAGCAGAGTATATTACTGATCCTGGTGCTACTGGTATTCGTTCTAACACTGCTGAGTATGTGGGTGTAGAAGGTCCTTGGGGTAAGGGCGATAAGAGAGCTATGGTTGAAGTTATGTTGATTGGCCCTGGTACTGTTCTTCGAGCTCCGATTCGTAATGGAGATATTGGTACTAATGTGACTGTTCTTACTAGTTCTGCTGGTAATGCTAACGGTTTGACTGTTACTACTGATGCTTGTGATTTTACCCCTGTAGCAAACCTTGCTACTATTTATTGTCGTTCCGGTCAGAACGCTGGTCAGTATCGGATTACTGATGATACTTCTACCACTGTTGCGGCTTGGGATGTTGAAATGCTTAAAACCACTGTAACTGTGGGTGAGACTTATGTTCGTGTTCCTGTGCGACATAATGGCGTTTCTTATGTTATTATTGGTGATGGTACTGTAGCAAGTTTCATTGATGCTTCTGATGGTATGGTTACTGACTATGACATCATTCATGTTCATCGTCTTGACCTGTCTCAGGCAGGCAATGAGTATGCTGAGTTTGTGTTTGATAACGATGCGTTCTGTACTAATCGGGCATAAGCTTTAAAATTAACTAAACTTTAAATAAAGAAAAATGGAGGTTTTAAAATGGCTAGTCCTTTAACTAGTTCTCAGTTTGTTAAGCTGTTGGACAATCGTCTGCGTGAGGTAGGCGAGAATACTTACAAAGATCTGAAGAGCATGATTCCTCAGCTTTTTAGGGTTATTAATTCTGACTCTGCTTGGGAAGAGTTTTTCAGTGTTGGGGCTGTTCCTGACATTCCCGAGTTTAATGGTATGATGAGTACTCTGGGTGTGGCTCCGGGGTATCATATTAAGATTGAGCCCAAAGAGTTCGGTGGTATGATTGAGACTGAGCGTAAGCTTCTTGATGATAAGAAGTACAGCGTTCTGGATGGTCGGGCAGAAGGTCTTATGACTGCTGCTCATCGTACTCA